TGACAATCATTCGTAGTACGTCAACCAGTGACCACGGAGTTATGGGAGATGCACCTAGATGGTAGACAAAGTCTGGGCATCATACCTATTAACGAAGACAATCAATGTGTGTGGGGTTGTGTAGATATTGATTCTTATGCAGGCTTTGATCATAAAAAATTAATAGACAAGATAAAACAATTTAAACTGCCTTTGGCTGTTTGTCGGTCAAAGAGCGGAGGAGCACACGTCTTTCTCTTCTCTGAACAACCGGTAGCAGCAGAAAGAATGAGAGATAAACTAACGGAGATTAAAACATTATTAGGATACGGCGGATCAGAAGTTTTTCCAAAACAAATACAATTAAAATCAGCAGATGATACAGGTAACTTTTTAAACTTACCATATTTTAATGGTGATAATACTACAAGATATGCATTTAAAGATGATGGTAGCGCAGCCACACTAGAAGAATTTTACACAATATATAATACAGTTAAACAAACGGACATTACAAAAATAAAAATAGAAAGACCAAAATCAGAATACTCAGATGCACCACCATGTATAGAGCTTATGGCCATGAATAAAATACCAGAAGGTGGCCGTAACAATTCTATGTTTCATTTTGGTGTGTATGCTAAAAAGAAATGGCCAGCTGAATGGAAAAGTAGATTAACTATGTTTAACGTAGAAGCATCAACAAGTCCATTGAGTGAATCAGAAGTAGACATAATTAAAAGACAGCACGATAAAAAAGAATGGGGTTACAAATGTAATGATACACCGATGTGTAATCTTTGTGATAAAAAATTATGTCGAGAAAGAAAGTTTGGTATTGGTGAAGAGATAGTGTTTCCTGCATTAACAGACCTACAAAAAATTAAATTAGAAAAGCCATATTATTACCTTAATGTTGATGGAGAAAGATTACATTTAGAGAACGTAAAATTTTTAAAACAACAAAGTTTATTCCAGGAGGCTTGTATGGAACAATTAGATTTTAAACCACCAACAGTTAAACCAAAAGATTGGGACATGATAATAAACCCACTAATGAAGAATCACGAACCAATAGATCCACCAGAAGGTGTGACTACTCAAGACCAATTACAAAATCATTTAGAAGAGTTTTGTTTAGATAGACACATAGGCTCTGACATAAAAGATTTAAAACGTGGTGGTGTATTAACCAAAGATGGTTATCATCATTTTATATTTGATAAGTTTTATAATCAGTTTTTAATTAGAAAACGTTGGGACGTACCATACTCACGAACAGCTCAAATGTTGAAAGAAACATGCAACTGTGATGATAAACGAATTGGTAAAGAAAGAATTTCTGTGTTTGTTGTTAAACAATTTGACAAGAAGACAGATGAATACACACAAAAAGAATTAAAACCAAAGGATCCATATTAATGAGAACAATTGTATTAGGACCGCCAGGCACAGGAAAGACTACAACTCTATTAAACAAAGTAGATGACTATCTTAAAAACACAGACCCAGATAAAGTTGGTTACTTTGCTTTTACACAAAAAGCTGCATACGAAGCAAGAGATAGAGCTGTTAAAAAATTTAATCTTACAGAAGATGACCTGCCATATTTTAGAACACTACACTCACTAGCGTTTAGAAGACTCGGAATAAAAAAAGATCAGGTAATGCAACAAAGACATTACAAAGATCTAGGAAAGAAACTAGGTTTTCCTGTAACTTACGCAGACTATCAAGAGGATCAAGGCAGTGCATTTAATTCTGATAGTGAGTATTTAAGAATTATACAGTTAGCACAACTAAGAAACATAACGCCAGAACAACAGTTTGATTTAAACGAACACACACAGGATTTAGAACGAAGCACACTTAGAATTATAGCAAACGAACTAACAAGATATAAAAAAGAATATAACTTAATAGATTTTAATGACATGATTACAGAGTTTACAAAGTCAGATAAGTCACCAAAGTTTGATGTTGTATTTATAGATGAAGCACAAGACTTATCTCTAATGCAATGGGATATGGCAAAGAGTATTTGGAATAAAACACAAGATTCTTTTATAGCCGGGGATGATGATCAAGCTATATACAAATGGGCTGGTGCAGATGTAGATTCTTTTATAGCTTTAGAAGGACAATATCTACCACTAACACAATCGTTTAGAATACCTGCAAGAGTTCATGGTGTAGCCATGGGTATCATTAATAGAATTAGAAACAGAATAGATAAAACATGGCAACCTAAAACTGTGCAGGGTAGTTTACATAGACACTACAATGCAGATACAATTGATATGTCTAATGGTGAATGGTTAGTGTTGGCTAGAACTAAATATTTATTAAAAGATATTGAAGAGTCTTTATATCAACGTGGTCTTTACTACTCATCAAGATATAGAAGAGGTACAGAAAAAGATTTACACGAAGCGGCAACAGCTTGGGAAAATTTAAGAAAAGGACAACTAGTAAACTTTAAACAAATAGAAAACATATCTAAATACATGGGACCAAAACATTGGCACAAGAAAAAAATAAAAGGTATGGCAAAAGAATCTTTTTATGGCATAGACCAGTTAGTAAAAGATTATGGACTACAAGTTAAAACAGTTTGGTATGAAGCATTTGATGATGCCGGACAAACTAAAGTAGATTATTTAAGAAAGATGAGAGCAAACGGAGAAAAACTAAATGAAAAACCAAGAATAGAATTGTCTACTATACACGGGGCTAAAGGTGGCGAAGCAGAAAATGTTGTGCTGTTAACAGATTTAACACAGAACACTATGAAAGGTTATGAAAGAGATCCAGACGATGAAAACAGATTGTTCTATGTTGGTGCAACAAGAACAAAAGAAAACTTACACATAATAGAACCAAAAAAATATGAAAAAGGATACTTACTATGAAACCATACGATAAACAAATCGGAGGATCACACTATCAAAAATATAAAATACAGCCAAGCAAGTTCGTAATAGAGAATGAATTGCTATATCCAGAGGGTTGTGCTATAAAATATATTATAAGACATCGTGACAAGGGAAAGAAGCAAGACATATTGAAAGCAATACACTTTTTAGAAATGATTATTGAAAGGGATTACGATGCAGATACCTCTATTTAAACCACAGACAGAGTGGTTACCACCAGAAAATTTTCCAGATTTATCTAAGTATGATGAGATTGCAATAGACTTAGAAACTAAAGACCCAGACCTTATGAAGATGGGATCAGGATCTGTGGTTGGTAAAGGTGACGTAACTGGCATAGCTGTAGCTGTACCAGGATGGTCAGGTTACTATCCAATAGCTCATGAGGGTGGTGGTAATATGGATCGTAAAAAAGTTTTAAAATGGTTTCAAGGTGTATTAAATACACCAGCAATAAAAATATTTCACAACGCCATGTATGACGTATGTTGGATTAAAGCGCTTGGTCTAAGTGTTAGCGGTAAAATTGTGGACACGATGATTGCATCGGCCTTGGTTGATGAAAATCAAATGCGCTATGACTTAAACAACTGTGCTAAAAGATACACCGGCAAAACAAAAAATGAAAGTGATTTATATGCAGCTGCAAAAGATTGGGGTGTTGACGCCAAAGCAGAAATGTATAAACTACCTGCCATTTATGTAGGAGCATACGCAGAAAAAGATGCAGAGATAACTTTAGAGTTATGGCAAGAACTTAAAAAAGAAATACTTCACCAAGATATACAATCTATTTTTGATTTAGAGACTGAACTGTTTCCTTGTCTAGTTGATATGCGTTTCCTAGGGGTGCGGGTAGACGTGACAGCAGCCAATCAATTAAAAACGCAACTAACCAAAAAAGAAGAATCATTGCTACACCAAGTGAAAAAAGAAACAGGAGTAGATACTCAGATATGGGCAGCCAGATCGATTGCACAAGTTTTTGATAAACTGAAACTAGACTACGATAGAACTGAAAAAACACAATCACCTTCCTTTACTAAAAACTTTTTACAGAATCACCCCCACCCAACTGTGAAACTAATTGCCCAGGCCCGTGAAATAAACAAGGCCCATACCACTTTTATAGATACCATAATTAAGTATTCACATAAAGGTAGAATTCATGCAGAAATAAACCAACTTAGATCAGATAATGGCGGAACTGTGACAGGCCGATTCTCGTATTCAAACCCAAATTTACAGCAAATTCCAGCTAGGAACAAGGACCTCGGACCTCTAATTAGGGCGTTATTTGTGCCCGAGGAGGGCCATACATGGGGTTGTTTTGACTATTCTCAGCAGGAGCCTAGGCTGGTAGTGCATTATGCAGCTTTACAGAATCTCTATGGAGTGGGCGATGTATTGGATGCGTATCGTGAGGGCGATGCGGACTTTCATACGATCGTTGCAGACATGGCAGAGATACCTAGATCACAGGCTAAGACTATAAATCTTGGCCTGTTCTATGGTATGGGTAAAAATAAATTACAAGCAGAATTAGGTATCAGTAAAGACAAAGCAGAGGCTTTGTTCAAACAATATCACAACAGAGTTCCATTTGTAAAAATGTTAATGGACAATGTCATGCAACGTGCACAAGACTCTGGTCGAATCCGTACATTGTTAGGACGACTATGTAGGTTTCATCTATGGGAACCTAATCAGTTTGGTATACACAAAGCATTGCCACACGACTCAGCGCTCCTGGAACACGGACCAGGGATCAAACGTGCTTACACATACAAAGCTTTAAATAAATTAATACAAGGATCAGCAGCTGACATGACAAAAAAAGCTATGATAGAATTACATAAAGAAGGTATCATACCGCATATACAAGTGCATGATGAACTTGATATATCTGTTGATGGTAATGCAGATAAAATAAAAGATATTATGGAATCTGCAGTTGACTTAGAAGTACCAAATAAAGTAGATTATGAATCTGGTCCCAACTGGGGCCAAATAAAATGAGGTTAATTTATGGCTTACTTAAATGCAAATATTCCTGTACAATACGCACAAATAAAAAAGGAGTATTTATATGACCTTAGAAAACATAAAGGAGAAGTTGAAGACTGTATTGTGTTCGGTATTACCTCCCTTACTGGCCGTGCTATCTTATTTCATGCACTTATGGAAAATGGCGCTGTCTTTTATCGTCTCCCGATTAGCGCCTTCATACAAAGAGGTTTTGACAGAGAAAAAGTTCCTGAACGCAGACTTGACGAGTTGGAGCTTTGGAATTCTTTTAGTTATTATCCTGCTGTCACTTCTTGGGATATTTTAGCATCAGTCTCTGGCAAATACATAGGTAAAGATAAGAAATGGCATCACGGTAAATATTTATTTACTGTTGACTGGGGACATCCAGATGCTAATATTCTAAACTCTGACCATTCAGAGATACCGCACGAGCATAAGTGCGCCCACATAATTGCACTCAACGATGGCAATTATGCAGCACAGCCCAATAACAGATGTATTTGGGATTTACCTTCGTTCACTGTTAAGGACAACATTCCTGATTGGAAAGTCCAAACTAATGAATGGAATGTAGAAGATACAGGTCAATGGAAAACAGAAGACACTGACAATTTCTTCTACGAAATTGAGGAAAAAAAGAAATGAGGGCTCATTATGAACTACACATTTACGGCGGTGTTGATAATTTTGTTTTGTTTACTAGCTTTTTTCGTAAGGCCTCCCTGGCAAGCGCCATTGAAACTTGATACAAAAGAATATATAATTCCGCTCAAAAAACCAAAATTAAATGAGCAATAAACCACTAAAAATATCTGAAGAGGCTGCCGTGCAGATGCCGATGAAGACGGTCGCTAGTTTGATCGTGCTCGTCGCAATTGGAACCTGGGCTTATTTCGGTATTATTGAGAAACAAAACAAGATGGCTACGCAGTTAGAACTTATGTCTAAAGATGTAGAGAATAATTCTGAGTTTAGAATTAAGTGGCCACGAGGACAGATGGGTACATTGCCTGCGGATTCTGAGCAGTACATGATGATTGAGGATTTGTACAAGACTACGGATCGTTTAAATAAACACATAGATGATATGGCTCTAAACAAAGTAAACATTGAGTTTTTAACAAAGCAAATGGAAAAGGTTTTGATTGATATTGAAAAGTTAAAAGATCAAAACAGAGATATGAAATACAATGGCAACGGGACGAATCACTAAAAAAGTTTTAGACTACATAGCCCACATAAACAAAGAGGCTAAACAGATG